AGTGAAAACCCTGAATATGTTGCACCCATTAGGCACCTACCCTAAATGCTTGTTTGATGGTTAAATCTGCATCGTCGGCTCCACCTGTTGCAGCTATATATTGCCATCTTAGCCATTTAAAGTTACTTAGTTTCTTTAGTTCGTCTTGTACTAGGTGGCGTGTCGTTACACCAGCTCCACATACGTAATTAGCAACACCAAAAGTGTCTAGTGTCACATCAACATAATCAGTAGCGGTTGCAGTAGTCGTCGGGGTAGCATCGTCTTCCATAGTCGCCCATATCTTAAGAGTTACCGTACCCGTTCCACCGTTACCTATTAATTCCCATGCAACTTCACTAAACCCATCAGGGCTTTGTGCCTTTGTTAGATATGTTGCGTCTGCCATGTTTGTTACATTCAGCAACTCTTTTCGGAATATCATAATAATTAATCTCCTGTTAATCGAGGCTAGGAGTTTCCCCCTAGCCCCAACCATTTAATTTACGCTAGAGGTCCTACTTTATAACTCATCAACTCCATAGTTAATGGGTTACCAGCAGCTCTCAAATAACTAATAAACGGTAGAACAACCTCAGCAGCATCAAATGCAAAGCCTGCTACAGCGTTGTTGTACTTTGTCATAGTCGTTGTGTTTATACCAAAGTAGAATGTTGCTGCACTTGCGTATGCAACACTTACAGGGAATTGAGTAGTAACACCGTGAGATGTAGCATCGTCATCATGGCCTTTAAACTTTGTCTTAAGGTCATTAAGATATGTTATACATTCTGTCAAAGTCGTCGGAGCAGCAGCAGTTACTAGAGAATCGTCTCCACTTTCCTGAGCATCATGGTAAGCCCATGCAGCTCCTAATTCAGAATCATCTTCGTGTACATCATACTGAGTCAACTGGTCTGTTACTAATGCTATCAAAGTCGTAAGATCCGTTGCGTTAGCAGCAGTTATTACGTTAGTAGCATCAGCAGCAGTTGTGTGTTGAGCAGTATTGGCTATGTGCCTTGTGTAAACTGCCTTTAGAGAGTTAGAAAGAGCTATCGCACTTGATAGACCAACAGCAACATCGTACTCTACTCTTGTAGTAATGTACTCTGTGTCTCCTACGTTCAACGCCGTATCAGCGGTAGCTGTCGTGCCGTTGTTAAGAATTGTAGTGATTACAACGTCACCAGCGTCTACATTCACAGCGCACATTTCGTCATAATCATTATAATCAGGACGATGTGCTTCTGCCTTTCTAAATCCCACTAAGAACGTATCTGTTTCAGCTACAGCGGATATTTTTACCTTGGTTTCAAAGTAAAATCTGTCCGTTCCTGCTGTAAAGACGTGCTTTGCGTAGTAAGCAGCTATACCCTGGTTTATTTCAAAACCTTCATCGTTAGTTGCGTCACCGCTGAAGTCCCAGCCATTAGCTGTCTGCAAACCTTGAAAAATAGTCTGCGTAGAGATGTTTGTTACTTCAAAGCTATTACCTGTAATAGTTTTGAGAACATTAACACCAGTATCCGTGTCGGCAGCAGCTCCGCCACCTTTAAGTGACCAATCAAAGTAACCGAAGAAATTTTCGTCGGTTTCTAACTGGTCTATATTCTTCTGTTTCAAATTCTTTGGTTCAGCTAGTTCTGTACCTAGCCCTCTTTGGTACTCAGGATAACCAATCGCATTTAGATCGTATATCGCTGATGCGCCAAGTTCTGTATTTCTTCCACTCATTTTATACCTCCGTATTGGAGCTAGGGCAAAGGTTCTGTACCCTCTACCCTAGACCGTTTAATTTATATCGCTACGCTGTGAATTATAGAACTAGCTTCTGGACAAACATTTATCAAGTCGCCCATAAACGCTATATCTACAATGTACGAATAACCAGTTGTTGCTCTTGCTTCAAAATACTTAATCTTACCAGGGTTGGTAGGATCTTCATGGAACTTAAAGAATCCATTAGATGCAAGAATCATTGACTCCCAGTTTACACATGGAATTATATCGTTAGCCATTTCAGGGACCATAGATATTGAAAGCATATCTCCGCCCTTAGAACCAACAGTTATTTCCTTCCAAGAATAAGGGCTGGCTTTCGCATTTCCAGGCTCAGTGAAATACTGACCTTTGTACTTTTCAAGAGCTATCTTTATAGCAGCATAGTTCTTAGGTGATACAAGACAGTTATCAGCCTGTTTTCCGTTTAGTCCCTTAGCCTTGATTGATGTTTCAAGAGCGTGTATGTAAAACAACTTCTCTAGTATGTTAGCAGAAGTCATCGCATAATCGCCAGCAGAACCATCAATGTTAAGAGCCTGTAGGAACGGATAAGCAGTCTTTGTTTCTCCGTATAGAGTAGCGCCACCACCATTAGCAGCAGTTAGAAGAATACTTCTAAGTGAGCTAAAGGTGTTCTGGATTGCTCCAGTACCAGTGTTTACTAGACCGTCGTAATAAAGCACATCGCCAACCAAAAGAGCAGCAGTCAAAGGACCACCGGCTGTTAAGTCAAGAACAGCTCCACCGGCTCTGGTTGTGTGTAGTGTTATTGTTCCAGCAGATTTGTTAATCACCTGGATATAACCATCTACAGCAGATGGTGTTGCAGCTTCTCGAACGACTATCTTTTGTTTTAATGTAACTTTTTCAATTCTATCTATCTGAACAACTCCGTTTGCTGCATCTGTAAGAGCAATAATAGTTGCGAAGTGTGGTCCACCTAGAAGAACATCACTTAGTCCCATTTTAACAAAACTAAGAAAAGGATCTACCTGTCTCTTGATAGAACCTAGTAGGGAAATTTCCCTCTTTTTGCCTTCATGTTGCATGAAGTCCTTGCTGTGGAACATCATTGAACCCCAAAGCTCAGGCTGTACGTCTACCGTACCTCTTACGTCCTGGTCTTCAGCTATGTCACCAGCAGCAGTTAAGCTACCAAATGTTACCGAGCTGGCACTTCCACCAACAAAAGGTACTACATAACCCTGGGTAGCGTTTCCACCAACCCATGAATCGTCTTTCTTTACTTTATCTAACAGGAACATTCTCTTAGGCAGTTCGGCCCTGAGAACTTCTGTGGTTAGATAATCATTTATCATTGCTTGAAATGATCTCGATGTCGCCATAATATTTCTCCTTTATGTTTATTTTATTCTTCTTTCAGTTCCTTTATTATTCTGTCGTAATCTGCGACAGACTTGACTTTCCCAGTACGTCCTGAACTTCCTGAACTCTTAGGGTTAGGAATAGATTTACTTGCGTTTGGAGCTACGACCTTTTTAACTGTCTGATTGGCTTTATCAGCAGCCCCAGGCGTGTAAATGGTTTTGTACTTTTCAAATACAACCTTTACTGCTTCATCAGGCTGGATTTGCTTTCCGGCTTTATACTGACTATCTCCGTACAAATTAACCTCGTTCCTAAAAGAATCTGCGCCAAACTTGCTGTCGATAAACTTCGCAACATCTGAAACCTCAGTCTTACTAAGTTCAAGGTCTATCCGTGCCTGGATAGCATTGTACTCAGCAGTCTGAGCTTTCTTAATTATGTCGTTCATCTCGTCTTGCTTGCCATAGCTGTCTCTGCTCTCAGCAGACTCTTTTTCTAACCTGTCTCGTTCATCAGCAGGGGCCTGATTAAGTCTTATAAGATGCCTGGCTGCCTCTAGTATGTCTTCGTCTGAAAACGTGGATCGCACCGCATCGGTTTTTTTACCATCTTTATAGAGTTTCAACGGAACATCAAAAATATCAGAATAGGTTTTAGTCTTTTCTGTATTTTCTTCGTATTTAGACTTCCAGTTATCTCTACTTTTCTGAGCAGTTTCCAACCCATACGCCTTAGTATAGATGTCTCGGATTTTGTCCTCAACTTCCTTACTCTTAATTACGTCTTTAAATTCAGGGTCAATCTCGTATTCTTGGTCATGCACCTTGAACTTATAGTTAGGCGTGTAGGTATCCGTAGATGTTGTTTCTTCGGATTGTTCCGTGGACTCCTCTGTAGTTTCTTCTGTGGATTCTTCAGAAGTCCCCCCAGTCTCTCCATCGGTTTTAGCTTCTACCTCTGTAGATTCCTCTGTTTCGGTAGCTTCTAGCGTTGTAGTCTCATCAGTGGTTTCTTCACCAACGTCTACACCGGCTTCTTTCTGCAATTCAGCAATCTTGTCATCTAGTGGATTTTTCTGATCCTTACTCATTAAAATGCTCCTGGCGGGGTGGCTGCCCCTGTGTTATTTACTCCGCCTGCTGGCGTTGTATTCAATATATCAATCTTGGTCTGTGTCCCTGCGTCGTTTAAAACTTCCATCTGAGAACCTTGGTCTCCCAATCGCTTTATGAACCACTCAAAACTTGTCTGGTCTACGGTAGCCCTTATGCTCTTGGCTGGGTTTTTAGGGTCAGGGATGTAAGCATCTACTTTAATCTGAGGTCCACCAGTAGGGATAATACCCATATTGGCGTTTTTAAGTTCTTCTGCCTTTTGATTAAGAACTCCTACTCTATCCTCATACTGTCTTTGATAGTTCTGCTCTATTTCTGGGTTTTTACTTACAACATATTTAAAATCAGGCTGTCTCATCCTTCTAACAAGTTCTTGTACGATTACTTCGTTATTATCAAACGAAGACGACATAGGCATCTCGCCTCTATCCAACTGTAGAATTATGTTCTCCGCTTCAGTATGTGCTAGAGATAGATGAGCTGCGATCCTATCGCCGTCTACAAATGGAAGTTCTTTTATCAACATTCCAGTAGTTCTTTCGTCTAATTTACCGTATTGCATTACTTGTGTTAGTGTTAGATGTTTAGCCATAACGCTTTCTGTGTCATCATTAAGAGGTACAACCTTTATGTCGTAACACATATCGTTTACGTTCTTAAATTCTTCTACGTTTATAGCCTCGTTACTGCCTACAGCCTTAACCAAGGCATCATCTCTTAGATTAGCTTTATATAGCCTAACTACTGCATCGGCCCAATCAACTAAGAATCTTTCAATCTTATCTGAATAGAAGGTAAACTTTTTCTTATCCTTCATGGACATATACAGTTTTAATGTAATATCCTGGGCGTGTTGGGTTTCTTCAGATTCATCCTGGATACCCATTATCGTATATAGCTCTTTAATCTGGTTAGTAACGTAACCTAAGTATTGCTCGCCACTTCTACCTTCTACTACCTGATAATTAATAGCGTTAGATACTTTTATCTGTCTTATACCGTTTAGTTTCTCGCCTTCTGTTAATCCAGTTCCTTGTAGGGTAATAATCTTGTCGTCACCTAAAGTAATCTGTGTCTCGGCAATCTTGCTAGACGCTCTGTTTATCTCGGCCTGTACTGGCCTACCCTGTTTCATCGGAGAATAACCACGAGGCGAACCTTCAAATTCGTCGCATAGAGCGGACTTAATTGGGAATACGGGTTTTCCTTTTTCGTCAGTTTGTAGTTCGCCTTCCCATAGGATTCCTGCGGAAGTGGTTATGTAAAAATATCCAAGAGGATATTCTATACTCGGTCTGTAATAATATTCTTTAGTAAGTGTCTGATCGTCTGGATAATTAACAGTCGTATCCAAAGGGTTAAACACTGAGTATGTTTCTTTACTAGCTGCATCTATATATGCAATTCTATCTATTTTTTCTTCTGCTGTGAAAGTCGGATCATTATTAACCATCAACTTCAATTCAGAAGTCTGAACCATCTTTTTCACGCCAACAAAAACAGATTCTTCTATGGTTCTCGCACCTTTATCAATAAATACATCAAATCCTGATGTTACCTCGGTTAATATCGCCCCACTCATTACAGGTTTGCTTTCATCTATTGCGGGCTGGCCTGTCTCGTCAGCGAGTTGATTACCTTCCTCGTCAACTAATGCTTCGTATCCTACTAGCTCTCCGCCACTTGCGTCCCAGAGTATTTTAACGTGACATTCTCCAGGTATAAAAAATCCTTCTACACAGCGTCGTACTTTTTCTGTATAACGAGATTTGTATTTATAATCATCAAATACACTACGAGAAAGTTTAGCTTGTTTTATATCGTGTACGTTTGTTGAGTCTTTAGGAAGGATTGTCACGCCAGGAGCATACGACAGCGTTGAGTTTATGTACTTTTTCATTATCCTGTTAAGATGGTTTTTAGTTAAACGTATCTTAACATTCTCTGGAATATTTTTCGTATCTCTTAGTCTTGAATATAATTTAGAATTTATTTTGGCGTAATGATTACCAGCGTAAAGCATTACATTATGTTTTTGCTCGTCGTAATGGGACTGTGTGTTCTGTACGCTATCCCTGTAAATCTTCTCCAGTTGCGTTATCGTTAAATTCGGCAAACTCCATCTCCCCATGCTCTAGCTTTTCCATGAAAGCACTGGGATCGTCTATCCCGAGTGTTGCATCTACTAAGTCAGAGTCTTCGTCAGTTTGGGTGTTAATAGGGTTTGTATCTTCGGTGGGCGGAGTTTGCGACTCTTGTGGGGGTACGTTTAAAGAACTAGCGTTTGGAGAGAACTTTACGAGTAATTTTCCGTACGCTAGTTCTGATACCCCTAATTTACCACCATTTTTAATTATCCATAGTATTTCTTCTTTTTCAATACTTTTTTTAAAAGAAAACCATTTTTTTATTGCTTTTAGGATTTTTTTCATTTTCACTCTCCGTATTGTTCGTTCCATTCTGCCATTTCAGCCTCTATAGACTCTTTAACCACTTCAGTATTTAACATCCCTTCCCTTCTTTGGTCTACTTCTGATTTTTGGGGGTTCTTTGTAACATTTACAATTTTACTGTCGTCTATGTCACTGTAGTCCCATGGTATCTTACTACAACTATACCTTAATCCATCGGTGTAATCATCCTTAGCCTTGTTCTTAGGCGTTCCTACCTTTAAGGCTAAAAGTTCGTTCCTTAATGGTTGAAGTTCGGGAGTATCAAATATAAAGAGTTTGCTGTTCTTAAATAGTACATTTAGGATACCTTCTCCTAGATCGTGTGACTTTTCGGCTGGTTGAAGTCCTGGTATTACGCCCATAGAAATCATGCCAAAATCCTTGGCGTGCCAATCATAATATGAAGCGATTGGGTTTAACCCCTTAACCATCTCCATATATTTGTCTTGTATATCCTTATTGGTCGTGATTATTTTGTCCCCACGCCAGCCACGGAATATATAGCCTATTTTAAAATCATGTCTAACCGCCACCAATACGCACGCAGCAGGATGGTTCACACCACCACTACCTATATCTATACCTCCGTATATGTAGTAGTCTTTACCTATATCTATGGGCTTAACCATGTTAGTTGAAGGATCGAAACTTTCGTACACTCTACCTTCTGATATACCGAACTTACCATAAACCCTGGTCTGTACTTCTGCCAAAGTAGGATAACTATTGATAATCCTGTTAATTCTACGTTCTGTCCATGTACTAGGGGTGTCATCTTCATATTTCATACAATCAAAAAGAGATATTTGTTTCTTATATGCGTCTTTGAATAATTCCTTGTCTCCTTTTTCTTCCATAGCACATCGCCATTCTTCTTGGCATAATGTAGCCGTGAAAACCATGTTAAAATATCCGTCAGTTGCGTTAGTTCTACTTGTCACTTCGGAATACAAATCGTATGGTAACTCCTCATCTACGAAGCAAGCATAAACAGTCAATGATTGCAGGTTCATAGCCTTCTGGGAATAGAACTTAAAAACAATCATCACTCCACTATTAAAAGTAAGGGTTTCGATATTTCCGTTCTTATAAGTTTCTTTCCATCCATATATAGGATGATCTTTATACTTCCCACTTGGTAGGTACTTGCTCCACTTGACTTCAAACTCTACAGTAGCGGTTCCACCATCAGGGTATAGATACCAGAACAGGCGTGTCTTATCTGACTTCAAGCTCTCCCACTGGGAAGCCCAAAGAATAGGCCAAAGCTCAGGACTGGTAGCCCAAGTGATACATTTGATAATGTTCATTGAGCTTTTGCCAATTTGGTTTGCTGCCGTAAGAAGGCACATCTGATTTCTACAGTCTATGAACTCTCTTTGCCACATATACAGTCTATGGGCGTGTAGATGTGGCAGTCCTTCGGTTAGGTCTTTTTTCTGTTCTAAAAGGGCGAGTTTCTCCTTATATATGGATAACTCTTTGTCACTCACTTGCTTCGTTCTGATCGTTCTTTTCTGGATTTTCTTCTTTTTCTGCTGTTTTACGT